CAACTTGGCGGCTTTCTTCGCGTCTTCGTAGAAGATCTCGTAGAAGTCGCCCATGCGGTAGAACATCAGCTGGTCGGGGTGCTGGTTCTTCAGGCGCCAGTATTGCTGCATCATTGGCGTGTGACTAGATAGGTCTGAAATTGCTTTATTCATCAGTGGCTTAGCGATACTTGTTGAAATGTGTGGGGCAAAAACGGGGCGTTATGGCTTTGTTGATCCACATCTGGATTAGCTGCGGCAGGAACCTTATCATCATCGGCAGCCATTGTCCTTGAAGCCGGGGTGCGGTTCATAGGACAGGCTAATGTGTACGTTTAGGAAGGAGCAGGAGGGGGCCTTTCAATTAGGGGAGAGCGTGGTGAAGAAGCTGGATGCGTCGCGAAAAATTTACCTAGAGCGTGCTGCAATAGCGCGATGGGAAAACGCTCTTAAACGGCGGGGGGGCAGAGTTAATAGCCATAAAAAGTATGGTGAGCGAAAAGAGTTTGGTGGGTGGCATCCAATTGTAGCTCCGGAAAATATCAATGTTTATGAGGTCTTAGGAGAGAGGGAGACGTACACTAAGACGTTGGAGTTTATATCTGAAATACAAAGTCGGCTTGGTAAAGGTAAGTGCTATGTTGATTTTAGTGCGACCGAGAGTTTATCGGCTGCTGCTTTTGTAGTGCTTTATGCTGCTGTGGATACGGCGCTATCTAGTCGAGTAGGGAAGGGTGCTGTAAAAGTTATTTTTTCGGAAAAATCAGAGCAGGTTAATTCGATAATCAGAAATTACAATCTTTATAAACTTCTAACTGGTGAGAAGGTAAGCTATTCGCTTGACGGCGTACGGGTTATGCCTGTTATGTCGGGTGTAGGGAATGAATGTATGGATGAGATCATAGATTTCATTCAGAAGAAGATTTATTTGGATAAAATGAATGCCGAGACTGAGTACGTATATGGTGATGCTGTTTCGGAAACTATCTATAACGTCGAACTGCATGCGTATCCTAATTCGCCAGCCTCTGAGAAAAGATGGTGGTTGATCTGTAGGGCGAAAGGCAAGATGCTTCATCTGGCGATATACGATAAGGGAGTTGGTATTCCTAAAACTGTTGTGGAACACCCGTGGTTTTTGGGCTCCGTTCAGAATAAACACCCTAAAGAATATGGTGTCTTGCTCGAAAAATTCCCAGAGTTAAGAGGTAGCGGTATATCGCGATACATCCCTACCGTAATATCGGATGACAAATTAATATACCTGTCATTGCAAGGTGATGTTTCTGGAACTAATAGGGATCGACACGGTCAAGGTAGTAAGAGTATTATGGCCCTTGTTAACGACACTCCAGGTGGACGGTTGTGGGTGTTTAGTAATGATGGGTTATGTAAGTATGAGAAAGCTGGTGATGAGCCGGAGCTTGTGCAACTGCCGCAGAGCTTCCCAGGGACATTAATTCAGTGGAATATTGAGCTACCATGAAAGAAGATATCGTTACAATAAGTGTGGTAAAAGATTTTGGTGAGAAGCCTTACGGCAGATATATGGATATTAATACTAAACTTAGCGGTGAGGAGTTTCGTAAGGTACTTCTGGTTCCAAGTTTAAAAAACCATAAATATGTGCACGTGGATTTGGATGGGTACAATCGATACGGTAGATCTTTCTTGGATGAGGCGTTTGGTGGTCTTATTAGAGATGAAGGTTTTAGTTGGGATGATCTAAATGCCCGCTTGACGTATTCGCATACCTTGGTTAAAAGCATAGAGAATCTGATTGCAGACCGCTTGCAGGCAGCGAGAATTAGTGTTGAGAGCGCGGGGCAAGAATGAAATTTGATAACTTGCCGGGGCAGTTGATTGCTTTAATGCTTGGTTGGTCGTTTACAGTTTACATGCAGGTTCGCTCGAACAGTCGGGCAGAAGCGTTAAAGACGAGAGAGAAGATAGTAGATAAGCTTGAAGCATTGTCTGAGTGGGTAGAGGATGAATTAAAACGGGAAGAGTTTTTTTATTCCGACTTTGAAAGCGGGTATGCGGGGCTCTTATCCCAAATTGAGCTGAAAATTGTGAATTTAAATGCTCATATCGGGGAAAATGCTGTAGATGCAACGGTTTTAAGAGATTTGCGTGAAATGGAAATTTCTGAAACTAAGGAAGATAATGATGATTTGTATTTAAAAGTTAGGCATGCCGCTTGGAATGCTATCGATTCGATTGATATGACTTCAAACGAAAAGTTTTTCATGAAAAAAGGCAAGCTTGCTTTCTTTAAGGATTACGTGCATGCCTATTATGGGGTGATTGTCGGGGCGTTTGCTATATTGGCTGTTTATTATGTTGGTAAGACTATTGTTGGCTGATGTTTTTCCATATATTTTCCAGCTCTTTTGGGGATTCATCATCCATCCATTTTGCGTATACTTCTACCAACATCGTGTAATCTTTATGTCCCATTTGTTTTGCTATGAAAGCAAGATTGCCACGCGCCGTCAGGCACCAGCATGCGTAGGTGTGTCGAGTTTGGTATGGGCGGCGAGGGCGAGTCCCCGCGCGTTTTTGGATGGCTGCCCATTTGGTGTTCCAGGATGTGGGGATAAACCAGTGGTTGATGATTTTCTTTCTGGCCTGTGTAGCTGGAGATAGAAGCGGAGTTACCTTTTCGACGCGCTTTTCGTGACGATTCGAGTAAACCTCGATCTCTCGCTGATCAAGGTCAGCCACCAATTCCATCAATATTTTGCAAGCATCGATTGCCGGTGGCATCAAAAGCACGACACGGGGTTTGCCAGTCTTTGGGACTTTGAAGGTGCCATCAGCTGTAATTGCTCTAGTTACGTTGATCCTGCGGTTAGGTCTACATCCTCTACTGCCAATCCACACATCTCGCCGGGGCGTAGGCCGGTATAGACCGCGAGCGTTACCGCAGCATGATCCTGCACGTGAAGGCAGCCCTTGCTGAGCATTTGGTCGAATTCTGCTTTCGTCAGCGGGTCCGGTTCACGGCCGGTCATTGCGAATCGGATGCAGGCTGTGGAAAGGCCTTTTCGGCAGTAGCCGTTTGTTTCGCACCATGCGAGGAAACCAGCGAAAGTGGCTAGGTAATGGTTTGCCGTCGAGGGTGCCCGGGTGGCGATCAGTTGGGTTCTGAGCAGTTGGATATCCTCAGGTAGGAGGATGCCTGCCAATCGATCTGCCCCCAGTAACCGGTGAGTTCGGATGCGCGGTTGATCATTACCCAGCGTGGAAGGCTCATAGCTACTGCTCCCCTGCACGGCGCGCGATGCCTTCGGCCTGGCGCTGCTTACTGCATTTCTTGTGGTCACCATGTGCGCGAGAGGTGTCGCATTTATCGCAGGTGACATTCAAATCGAGAGGGGCCATTTGCCCTCGCCGTATCCGGGCGATGCGGCGAAGCGTTTTCATGTGCTCATCCTCCGGCGGTGATCACCCTGCATCAGTTCCATCAAGCGGCTGAAGAACTTTATGCTCGCTTCTTGGGCGGACATGGGGGTGATGCGCTCGGGCATTGCCGGGACTCCCTCAAGGCATTGCCATTCGCCATGGTGTTGCGGCATCAGGTCGCGGCGTTCGGTCGCAAGGGCCACCATGTCCGCGCGGATGACGCTTTCTGGCAGGACTTGGGGGATGTTGAAGCGATCGCAGATGGCGAGCCAAACCCGTTGCTCGGCTTTGCCGTATTCGGGCATCAGCGCCTTGAGGGGGGGGCGTCATGTCGCCGAGGTATGCTTCAGTAGCGTCGTGAATCAGAGCTGAAAGCTTGTGCTTTACTGGCACCAGGTCGCACACAATCAGGCTGTGTTGGGCAACGCTATAGTGCTCGCGGGTGGTGCAGGACGTATTCCCACCATCGATTCATCCGGGTACGGGTAAGCCATACACCTGGAGAACTCCGCCGAACGCTACTGAGGGTTTGCCAACGCTGACCACTGAGCTGCTGGCCATCTGGAAAAACTGGGAATTCTTCAAGCGCGATGCCGAAGCGGCGTGCCCATGGGCGATCAAAGCTACAGCGCCGCCAGCGAAGGTCGCCAAGCGCACCATTTCTCCGGCGGGGAAGTCCCCTTCGGTGATCGATGAGTTCAACCGCAGCCATGACATTGAAGAGCTTCTGCGCGCGCATGGTTACATCAAGCGTGGCAGCAAGTGGCTTTACCCCCAGAGCAGCACCGGCCTGCCAGGTGTGACGATCAGTGAGGGTAAGGTTTATTCGCACCATGGCGCCGACCCGCTCGCGAACGGGCATCAGAACGATGCTTTCGAAGTCTTCTGTTTACTTGAGCACGGCGGCGACCAGTCGAAGGCGGTGAAGGATGCTGCGCGGATGTTGGGTATGCAGCATTCAGCGCGACCTGATCCGCGTGATCTTCCCCCGACCCCATCTGGTGACCTGAACGAGCCGGGCTGTGCGCCTGACAGCACCAGCGAGGCCGCTCCGGCTCCTGACGGGGGCGCGGGGGAGGTGCTTACGCTTGACCATATACTTCGTCGATTTGCGTTGGTGGAAGGCACCACGCATGTCTGGGACTTCGACCAGTCGCGGGTGATGAAGAAGTCGGCATTCGAAGCGCGTGTCGGTAAGCCGCTGGCGAAGCAATGGTTGCCTACGTCATCTCCACCGGCGATCAAGCTACAAAGAACGATGTTCAAAACGGCGTGCGGCAGGAGATCACCGATCAGTTCGATGTGATCGTTGTTTTAGACACACGTGATGAGCGCGGCCAGCAGGCAGTGGATCTGCTTCACGGTCTGCGCAAAGAGTTGTGGCGAGCGTTGGTCGGGTGGAAGCCCACTGATGAATACGAGTTGATCGAGTACGCCGGCGGCGAGCTGGTTGTTATTAACCGCGCCCGGGTGATCTACCGCTACAGCTTTGTCGCTGAGTTCCAACTTGGCCGCAACAGCAAAGACGAACCCCCCGAAACTTGGCACGAATTCGAACTCGACGGTTTGCCGCCGTTCACCGGCGTTGACTTCGACATGGACTGCATCGACCCGGCAGATCCAAACCTGCAACGACCTGGCCCAGATGGGCGCATTGAAGCGAAATTTTCAGGAGACGTAACACCATGACCAAACGCATCACTGTGGTGCCGGCCTCTGGCCGCTCTGTGCCCGATCCGGAGGCTGGCGACTTGTTGCCCGCTGAGGGTCGGGAAGTCCCAGATAACGCCTGGTGGCGCCGCCGCCAAGCGGATGGCGATGTAACCCTCAAGGCTGATAAAGCCCAATCCACCAAGGGCGTCACCACGCCGAAACCCGAGGAAGCGCAATAATGGCTATCGGATTCAGCAACATCCCCGCCGATATCCGTGTGCCGCTGTTCTATGCGGAGATGGATAACTCGGCGGCCAACAGTGCATCGTCAGTCATGCGCCGGCTGATCGTTGCCCAGGTCAACGACGCCGCTAACAGCGAAAGCATTGGCAAGTTGGCATTGGTGTCGAGCCTGGGGCTGGCCAAGGACATCGGCGGGCAAGGCTCGATGCTGGCTGCGATGTACGAGACCTGGCGCAAGGTTGATCCGATTGGCGAGATCTGGTGCCTGCCGTTACAAAGCGAGACCGGTACCGCTGCCACGGCGACCGTCACCATCACGGGTGCGGCGACAGAGCCCGGCTTGTTGAACCTGTATGTCGGCGGTGTTCGCGTGCAGTCGGTCGTCGTTTCGGCGGCCACTCCGGCCATCGCGGCATCGGCCTTGGCCGTGAAGATCAACGCCACGCAAGACCTGCCGGTCACTGCTGTAGCCGCGGCGGGAGTGGTCACACTCACTTGCAAGTGGAAAGGTGAAAGCGGCAACGATATCAGTCTGGTCCTGAACCGATTGGGCAAGTCGAATGGCGAGGCGACCCCTGCGGGCCTGACTGTTGTTGCGACCCAGATGACGGGTGGCGTCGGTGCGCCTGACCAGATCGATGCAGTAGCGGCGCTGGGGGATGAGCCTTTCGAATTCATCTGCGTGCCCTGGTCGGACACGACCACGCTGAACGCATGGAAAGATGCGATGGACGACAACACCGGCCGCTGGAGCTGGGCCAAGCAATTGTTCGGACACGTCTACACGACGAAGCGCGGTACCTTGGGAACGCTAGTGGCTGCCGGCCAGGCCCGCAACGACCAGCACATGACCATCCAGGCGGTGGAGCCGGGCGTGCCTCAGCCGGTCTGGGTGCAGGCAGCGGCATTGGCGGCACGCACTTCGGTATTCATCTCGGCAGATGCCAGCCGACCAACACAAAGCGGCTCGCTGCCCGGGCTGGATCCGGCGCCGGCCAGCGAGCGGTTCACGCTCACTGAGCGCCAATCGTTGCTGACCTATGGTCTTGCAACGGCCTACTACGAAGGTGGTTACGTGCGCATTCAGCGCTCTATCACCACCTATCAGAAGAACGCGTATGGCCAGGCGGACAACTCTTACCTGGACAGCGAGACCATGCACCAGTCGGCGTTCATCATCCGCCGTATGCAGAGCGTCATCACCAGTAAGTACGGCCGCCACAAGCTGGCCAGCGACGGTACGCGCTTCGGCGCCGGCCAGCCGATCGTCACGCCGAGCACTATTCGCGGTGAGCTGATCGCGCAGTACGCCAAGCTTGAACAGGAAGGCCATGTGGAAAACGCCGATCTGTTCGCCGAGCACCTGGTGGTGGAGCGCGACGGCAATGACCCGAGCCGGGTGAACGTGTTGTTCCCGCCGGACTACATCAACGGCCTGCGCATTTTTGCGCTGCTCAACCAGTTCCGCCTCCAGTACGACGCCGCCGCGTAACGCTGACCACGATCACCAAGCCCGCCTCGAGCGGGCTTTTTCATTCTGGAGATACAACCCATGGGCAAAAAAGTAGCGGGCACGGCCTACATCAAGGTTGACGGGATGCAGTTGACCGTCACCGGTGGCGCCGAAGCGCCGTTGATGGATAAAAAACGGGAGACGGTTTATCCGGGTTATTACAAGGAGGAGGAATTGGCGCCCTATCTGAAGATGACAGCCATCCATGATCCGGCGCTATCGCTCAAGACGTTGACCGAAGGCACGGACATGACGGTCACCTGTGAATTCAACAACGGCAAGGTCTACGTGCTTTCGGGTGCGTACTTGGTCGACGAGCCGACATCCAAAGGCGATGACGGCACCATTGAGCTGCAATTCGACGGCATCAAAGGGGTATGGCAATGACGGGCGCAGTAAAGCTTCAGGTGGCCATTGAGGCCCATGGCGAACCACTGACCGAGCTGACACTGCGTCGGCCTACCGTGCAGGAAGTTCGGGCCATCAAGGCCTTGCCGTATCGGATCGACAAGAACGAAGAGGTCAGTCTCGACATGGACGTGACTGCGAAATACATCGCGGTGTGTGCAGGCATCCCACCGTCATCGGTCAACCAACTAGACCTGGCTGACCTGAACGCGCTGAGCTGGACAGTTGCCGGTTTTTTCATGAGTGCGGCGTCGGCTCCATCAACGACCTGATTTCAGTCGCCTACGACCTGGCCTGGTTCTGGAAGGTAGATCCCGAACAGATGATGGCCAGGCCACTGGACACGCTCAAGGAATGCCTTGAGCACGCCCAACGCATTAACGAACTTCAGCAGGTGCAGTGATGGCGGACAAGTTCCAGCTCAAGGCGTTGATCACCGGCGTCGACAAGCTGTCGCCGACACTGACCGGGACCCATTACTACGCGACCAGCATGCCCAAGCCGCCGGCGTGGGTGAAGGGCGCCAAGCTGACCCTGACGCTCGGCCGGCACCTGTTTTACAAGGACGTGCCGTGAGCCCGGCGGCCTTGAAGGGGGCGGTGCAGTTGGCTCTGGTGCTGCTCCTGGTGCTGCTCAGCGCCGGCGCGACCTGGCGGGTGCAGGACTGGCGCTATGGCCAGCGGCTCGCTGTACAGGCTGGTCTGCATCGGGACGACCTGAGCGCCATCAGTAACGCGGCCACCGCCCAGGTGCGCGCCGATCAGGACAAACGCCTGGCGCTGGAGCAGCGACTATTAGCCAGCGATCAAACCCATCACAAGGAACTGACCGATGCTCAAACTAATCAGGCTCGCCTGCGCGATCGTCTTGCCACTTCTGATCTGCGGCTGTCAGTCCTCCTCGACGCCGCGGATCCAGCCGGTGGCTGTTCAATGCCAACCGCTGCCGCCGGCAGCGGCGTGGTTCATGGAGGTGCACGTGCCCGACTTGACCCAGCGCATGCTCAAAGAATTATCGGCATCACCGACGACGGTGATCGGGGGTTGATTGCGTTGCGTGCGTGCCAATCTTATGTGAAGGAGGTTACGCAATAGTGACGTCGGATGAAGGTTTTGCCTAATTTGGCAGAAGCTGCATATGCCCATCCCAGTTAAAGGAATTGTAAACAGCTTGAAGAATCCCCCTAAGATTATTCATTGAGGCGTCAGATACATCAATCTGACCAAAGCATCCATTCCCCATTGTTGAACCGTACTTGCTTCCTTCTAAGTTGTCGAAGATTAGCCCGCCCAAACTGTGGATGCCGGCAGTGGTTGTTGGCTGTGGCGTGAATGGTTTATTTCGATCCAGTCCTCTTTGGCGGTCCTCCATATGGTGTGCTGTGTTTCGGACGCCCCGTAAGTCGGGGAAGAATGATATGACTTGTTTATGCAAGTCAGCGAGTGTTACTGGCACTTCCGGTTCGTCGGAAAGGACTTTTAGCTTTCTTTCGAAATCGTCTACAGAGAAAAGAAACATTTTTGCATGTAAGAACATGGGTCTGTTCCAGAACTGGCGGGGTGGAATACCCATATTCCACTGCTCACGTTTGAACTGGGTCTCTATTTTAAGTATTTCCCCGAATGGTCCCAATGGATTAGGTGTGGGGGAGCATTTGGCTTCCATGTTTAGTTCAGTTCTTCTGGTCCGTTCCCTTTCCCTAAGAGAGCGGTCATTCATTTTTGCGATAAATTCAGCTTCCGCGTCATTAAATAAATTCAATGCAATATTTGCATCATAGAAAGAGTTTTGAAGTGAGTATAGTTGGTTGTATATGTTGTTTGCCCAGCTGTCATCTTCATAATTTAGCCAGCCGCCAGGCACAATGATTTCATAGATGAGCATATCGTTTACTCCGGATCGTGTGTTTGAGCGTTACGCCAACTGACGGCTTTGCGGTAAAGCAGTAGCGTAGCCTATCCATCCGAAAATGTCTGGCTGGGAGCACTCACCGTACGGTGGACAAAAAAAAGGGGCAAGCCGAACGCCAACCGATATAATTTAATTCCAGATGATGGTATTTGATGTTTGTAAAATTAGCCCTGCGTCCCTTAATATCAGGGGGTGTAGGGTTTTTTTTACGTTGGTGCTCCAACACAATTGGCGTGTGTGATATATATTGCTTATGAAGATAGCTCCGAGCCTTAGTGTCAATACTGTCTTTTAAACGAAGTGTCCATAGGGGATTTTGAGAATCACCCGGATAGGCTCTAATGAATCATAGATAGCTCTAGCTGCAGATTCGTTGCCCCAATAATTATTGATAATAAATTTATGCTCGAATATTTTAAGCCAATAGTCGGGATGTATTTGTTCATTTTTGTTGCAGGGGCAAAATATAATAATAGCCAATAATCCCCAGATCATTTTTTTGGGGAAAACTATTTTGCCGTTCCAGAGTTGAATGTGGTCGCTATCACCAAAGAGGAAATTACTAGGAATGCCCTCGTCGTGCACAATGCTGCAGCGGAGTACGTGGTAGATTAGGTCCATTAGCGTTGGTTCGTTATTTCCTTCAATTGGGTAGTTTCCAAATATTGATTCTTCAATATTTATTCCGAAGAATGACATCATCTCCAATAGCCAGGAGTAATCTTTGATAAGTTTTTTGTAGTCAGATCTTCCGGATTTTATTTTTTTGTAGTGGCGTTTCGCTGTGATATCTAATGCAATTACTATGTGGTTCATCGCAAGTTCGAACCGATCTGCACCAACTTCATCGATTGCATACTTGACTCTCTCACCTACAGTAATCATTGCATTTGCTCTCCGTGGCTTACCGTCATGACTGATGGAAATGAGTATGCCAGAAAATTTGAGCGCGGGATTGAGGATAGGCCTACAGCCCTTGTTGTGCGGGCGGAGGAGTTGCCTGTGTGAATGCGTTCCCGGATTGTGGAGGCCGGCACTGTCGACAAGGGGCATCCGCAAAGCTAGCTAAGGGCTGCACGCATATTGCTCAGTTTTTAGTATTGGTGGTAGGAAATTGGTACGCGTTGAATTTGATGTGGCATATGAGCCTTTATTTAAAGGCGGTCGCTGGAAAGTAATTCCAATCCATCATCGCCCCGACTCCTGGAGCTTGAACGCTCTGGGGCAAAAATGGGGCAAACCAACCGCCAATCTATGCCTTTCAATGCCAACTGAACACTTTCAGCGATTTGTCAAAAGAGCTCCACAAGCCTTATGGATAAAGCCTGTAGGATATTTTGATGCTGATACTCCAACACAATTGGCGTGTGGGAGGACAGGGCGGAGAGGGCTTTATTCATCGGGAATTCAGGAAAACTCGTTCAAAGGTGTAGGGCAAAGGAAGAGGCATCGGCCGGCTTTTGCGCAATGGGCGCAAGATTAACATGGGCAGTCCGCTCGACGC